TGCATTAGGGTTGATGCCCTGCTCGTCTCCATGAACTGCCACCCAGCCCTTAGCAAAGGCGTATGGCTTCTTATGGTAAGTAATGCCTAATTCATCTAAACGCATGAAGCGCTCAAACTTCAACTCTGGCAAGGCTAAGAATGCTGGAATCTTTTTCATGATCACATTGTAGAGACGATCTGTGTGATTAGATCGGATCATGTGAGCCTCTTTAGAATGCTCGACTAAAGACCAAAGAACTTCTACTGCCTGATCTCTGTCCTCGGCTAGTGTCTGCTCGTACCAGCCCGGCGTTCCGTCTGACCATCGGCTGATCTGTGGGAGGTCGATTTCATCTCCCAATGTAACCACGCTATCTGGGCGGTATGCCTTAATAAAAGATGCAACATTGCGGACAGCAACTTCGTCATGATATGGCACTTGCAGGTCTGGCACTATAACTGTGCGTTTCAAGTTTAATCCTCATCGTCATCGTCATAAGGGATGGAGTCGGGAAGTTGTGGCAGCCAGTTAGGTGTGGGCAGGATGGTTGCCGGGTAAGTTAAAGGTTCAAGCAAGATAGCCAGAGCCATCTCTGTTGAGAACCCTGCTCGTCTTAGAGATTTGTAATACTCATTTAGCCCGATGCAGTACTGATCGAGCATAGAGTAAGCCTCTAAGTCAATAGCCTTTTTGCGAGCCATAGGATTATTGTCGCTCTAAAAGTATGTTGTAAATCTCATCGACACGCCCATTGAGTCGTTTAATCTCCGACAGCAAGTGTGTGATCACATATCCCGCTAATCCACCCACTATCGCAAGCGTGGCAATATAAAGATTTAAGTAATCCGTTGGAGTCATCGCTTAGGTGTCGCATATCCAAAGACCCCAGCTAGTACAGCCCACAGGATCGAACGGTAATCTGCTGCGAAATTAGATGCAGCCCAAGCAGATAAGAATGCGCCTGCTGTGAGTAGGTAAGGGTTTTTCATGTTCATAGTGAGCCTCCTAGTAACGGGATATTAAAGAACGAACCATCTTGATCACCTTTGATGCTGAACGAGACATGCATATGATGGCGATGCTTGTTAATCCCAGTATAAGTTCTCCAGCGCCAAGCGCTCTTGGCTGAACAGATTTTGGACTCAAATATGATGTATTTGATCCGCTTGTCTGTCTTGGCAAGGAGTCGAAGTTGATCAGCAATATCGGGCATGAGGTCTGGTTTAGCCTTACCAGAGACATCTCGATCGAGGTCGACCGCTCTAACATACCCAGTCGATGAACAAGGTATGTGATCGCTAGTGCCGCCTGCACGATGTCTGGCATCGGCGATCCAGCCATCGGAAGTGCGATCGCGGTCTGGGAACGAGTCATCGAATTGTTCTCGTAACTGTTGCCCGGCTTTGCATAACTTTGGCTTCATGCCAGTAGTAGTGCCAGTTCATCTGGAGTTAGTCCTAAGCGGTCTGCAATAGCAGCCTTAGCCTCAGCCTTCTCGGCTGCTGCTTGTTCCTCATCTGCCTTTGCTTTTGCGTAAGCGATCGCATCTGCTTCGCGCTGCTTGATCTCCTCGGCTGTAAGTTCTACTTCAGAGACTTCGCCTGTCTCGCAGTTAACGATGATCTTTGTGTCTGCCATTTTGTCTCCTATGATTTAGATATGCCGTAGAGGGTTGCTGTTGTGTATTCTGCTAGGTTTGCGCCGTCGATAAATAAACTGATAGAAGTAATTGCTGCGGTATTAGACCAAAGCCCAGCGCTGAGATTTGCATAGGCAGCAGTTGCATTATTTTCGCTGACCATATCAACTGAAACCGATTTGTTATTTGATCCCGCGTAATTAGGTATATAAATAAAAGTATTAGCAAAAGTGCTACCCGTTTGAGCGCTGCCGTCTGCGTTGCCTAATCGTATGTAAGTGCTTCCGCCTGATCCAGAACTAGCAGAACTGCCGCTACCAAGTAAAAATCTACTTGAATAAGATGTGGACGAACTATTAAACTTCATTCCTGCCGCTGGAAAATCAGAAGTAGCAACTCCTCTAGCGCTAAAATATATTGCTAAATCGGTATAACTTCCGCTGATAGCAGTAAAATCAATAGCCGCTTGACCACCTGACCCAACGGTAGTGCTGCCTATCTTTACATAAGTGTTAGCCATTATGCCGCCTTAATTCCGTATAGAGTAAAGGTTGAGCCTATTGCGAACTGGTCGGCAGAGCCGCCGCCGTTGTTGTCTGGAGCAGTAAAACTAATTGAGTTAATAGCGGCAGTACTGCGCCAAAGGGATACTGTCGCGCTAGTGCTTTGAGGTGTGTAATCCTGCCGAGTTAAAACAGTTTTGTAAGTAGTCGTATTTGAGTAGTTCATAAACTGAAAACGCAATATATTAAAATCTGCTGTATCGTCGATATAAGTGTCTATGAAAGTTCTGTTTGATGTGCGGCTAGAAAACGCACTTGAACCGTTGCCAAAGATGCGAGTCGTGGAATAGTTCGTTCCTGAGTCTGAGTTTATTCGCACAAAACTATCTTCAGATGTAATTGCGCTAGTTGATTTATAAGATGCAATTGCGACTATATCCGTAAAGGTCGCAGGTATAGATGAGAAAGTTACGGTAGTCTGGGCGCTGCTTACTGTATAAGTGGCTATTGGATCGTAAGTTGCTGGCATTTATTTAATCCCATACAGAGCGAAGGAAGAGTATTGAGCAAAGTTGGCGGTTTGGCTTAATTTAATCGAAGAAACTGCATTTGTGTTACGCCAAGAACCTGAACTTAACCACATGCCGCCACTACCATTTAAGTCAATACCGTAAAGTATTCTGTTCGTTTTGTACTTATTGGTATTAGAGTAATCTAGAATATCTATGACCATTCCAGCGTAAGCGCTCGCTGTGCCGCCTGTACCTGTTGTCCAACCTAAAGCAGTAGTACTTGCACTTGCACCTGCGTTACCAAGGGCTGAACCTGAGCCAGTACCATAAAGCCAATGCCAAGAATAATTGCCGCCTGTGTCGCTGTTAAATTGCATCGTAGTAGTTAAGCCGAATCCACCTGAGTCGGTATCTCTTGTTATACCCCTAATCTGCAAGTGCTTATAGGTGCTAGAAATAGAAGTGAACTCGATGGCAGCCTGACCACCTGCGCCAACGGTAACGGTCGCTATCGATTCGTAATCCGTGGCAACGCCACCACCTTCCCCAAGCATTGAGGCGATATTGTTTAGCATTAGGCTATTGCACCCACGACATACCAAGTATTAGCAGCGGTCTTGATGCAGGCTGCTGACTTATATTGTGCAAGGGTTGGGCTGGCTGCTGTTGCGCCTGCTGAAAGGACTGTGGTTGTGCCGGGCGTTACTGCTGAGATAGTGCAGAGTCCAGCCCCGATGTTGAGAACTGTTAGGACTGTGCCGATTTCGAATGCCACCGAAGCATCTGTCGGAATCTTGAAGGCAATAGCAGTTGCCTTGTTCATGATCTCTAGGCTCTGATACTGGTCTGCTAAGACTGCTGTGTAGTCGGCAGTATTAGCCGCGCCTACTGAGAACGATGTAAGACCGTTATACATAGCCGCGCTTAGTACATCGCCTGTGCTTGCTGGGAAGCCTGTTGCCATTATTTTCTCCTAATACGCCATTATGCTAGTGCCGATTATACCTGATACATCGCTGCCGATGATGAAGCCCTCGACTATAGGTTCGAGAGTTGTAACTGTTACGCTCATGGCATTTGGCGTTATGTTCCATGAGAAGCCTTGTGCTTGTAGTGTCTTGACGATCGTTGAGCCATCTGGCTGAACATTCGTAATCTTTAAAGGTTGGAAGTAATCGAAGTCCAACATGGTCGCAGTTGGTACATCTGGATCAAGCAGGTCAACCGTCATGGCATCTATGCGGATCGTTGTCTCTTTACGAGTTGCTACATAGATCTTGGCGATATTGAGAGTGTCTGCATCTGTCTGGGCTACTAGGTTATTCTCGTTTAACTGGTGTGGGAAGTACTTAGCGATTGAGGCTGAGTCCTCTGATACCTGCTGAGTGCCACCCACGCGAGTCATGCCAGCGCTGTTGATAATCAACTTATCATCGAAGGCGAAGGTAAGGTTGCTGTAAGGAATGCCAGTAGTCTGATTAAACTCGATCGGAGTATCGCCATACTTCTTGATCACATTGGTACGGTTTAGGAATACTGCTGTGCCTTCATCGTTAATAAAGAACGCGCCCTGCTCTGAGAACTCAGCGTTCTTTAGTGCATCGAGGGCTGTGCGAGAAGTGCCGGGATCTGCTATACAGGTTGTGTTGCCTGTGTCGATGGTGCGCATAGATGTCGGCCATTGGACTTGATCTAGGATCTTGCCTATGCGTGTGCCTGTGTCCTGCCCGGCGGTTGCGCTTGCGACTGTGGTGATACCCGCCTGCTGCATTAGTCTAAAAGCATCTGAGCAGATGATGTCCACATAACCGATTTCCTGCCCTTGTGGGTAGGTGTACTTGTAGTCTGTCGTATAGCCAGAG